GAATAGTGTATATAAATAAGTCATATACAGCATATCCAATACCCCCAATAGTTGTTGTGCCATTTTGTAAAAGTTTCCAGTAAAAAGTTGTTGATTTATATTGATTATTTTGTTGTGTATATTGTGAATTTAAAGTATTGAAATTTCCAACCAAAACGGCAGAGAATGTAGTAGCTGCTGTTGGATTAAACTCACTATTAGCATCTATAGCAATAGTACCCATAGTTGGTCGATTGGTACCCGGCCAGTACCAACCAGTGCAATATAATTGTCCGTAATTATATTGATCATCGATTCTAATACTATATATTGCAGGTATATTTCCAGCGTAAAAAAGAGGTCCATACGAAATAAATCCCATACTATTATCTCCTCCTTGTCGGTTATATAATGTGGCAATACTTCCCGCATTATAAATACCATATCCTCCATTACCACCGTTAAAATAAGCTTCATTACCAGGTCCTCCATATCCTCCTCCACCTCCTCCTCCTCCTGCTCTATATGCACCACCAGCACCACCATTACCTCCTCCATATCCTCCTCCTCCACCTCCATTAGGATCACCAGATACTCCATCAGAAGCATTATTAGTATAACTATACCCATTATAATACATACCGGCCCCCCCTGCTCCACCCCCTGCATTAGATGGACCTCCTCCACCATTCGCGGAGACTGAATTTAATCTACTACCTCCCACTCCTCCATATCCTCCTCCTCCACCACCACCACCTGGACCACCTGGACCTCCTCCATATGCACCTCCTCCACCACCACCTAATAAATATCCATAATTCGCTATATTACAAGCGATGTTACAATTTGAGTATATGTATAGTCCATGTCCGCCAGGTAGCCCAGGGTTGCCTGAACCACCTCCGCCAAATGCACGACCTGTATGTGTTATTGTTTTATAATTCCCAAAATCATTTAAAGAATATACTGATCTATTTAAAATACCATATGTATAGTATGGTAATTCAGTGAGTTGAATTTGATAAGTATCAGTTTCGTAATAATAACTGTATAAATGAACTACTGTTCCAGTTGGATAACTCATATTATATATTAACTATACAATATATAAAATAAATTTATACCGTATACACTCCGAATAGTATATTGGGTATTAGATAGTACATGGTTACATATACACATATTCGATACGAAAATGAATAATTCCCTGATACATTTACATTACCTAAAAGATAGAGAGTTATGTATATTTTTTATATAAATATCGTCTCATTTTTATTTGGGTCGGTGTATTTTCAAACAAATATTTCAGATAAGATAAATATTACTATACAAAATCGACATTTATACAGTTGAAGAATTAAATCCGATTGGTGGTGAATTCTTCAACTAAAATATATTTAAATATCGAGTGAAACCGTATTCTTATCCGATTTATTCACTCGTGGTTTACGATTACTTCGTTTCGGCATATTACCTCCTTCTAAATCTTTCAACGATGTCACACTAATCATGGAATCTGCTCCATTATCCGCCATGAAATTATTTTCCACCGGTTTCGTTTTCAATCCTGAAAGTAAATTATCAATATCTGTCATTTGTGGTCCGCGCATCTCTGGTCTTGCAGCAGCGGATTGATAATTATTCTGAATATCTACTCCTTGTTCTCTAAACATGGTTTGTACCGGAGGACGCGCTGCTGCTAAATCTGGACGGGTTCCTGGATTTGGTGTGAATTGCATTCCTTGTCCTGCTGGCATTTGCTGACCTCCTCCAGAAGGGACTTGCATTTGCTGACCTAAAGGTACTTGTGATCGATTCGCCATATTCCCCTGATTTTTCGTTTCTACTGCCGCAGGTGGTGGTCCATATTTCGTAGATACTTGTTCGGGTGGATTCATCATATTTTTAGCAAATTCAAAAGTAGGACTCTGTTTACTCATCGTATCTACAGCAGCATTGGTAAACATACGCATTAATTCTGGACTCTGTTTCATGACATCTCCAAATCCGGGTGTCGCAGAACTCAACATCTTATTACTCATATTAACAACCGCCGCAGAAAATCCTAAACGTAGTAACAAAGACAACTCCGGTGCCATTTTACCGCCCTTATATTTCTCATGTAATTCCGCGAAAATCTCCTCATAACTGTCTAAATCTTCGCTGACTTGTTCTCCCCATCCATCTAGATTCAAATCAAAAGGATTCAAGAAAGCATTGCCATATTCAATGGTATTTACCACAGTAGTAAACCACCATCCTTGTAATTTAATGGAATCTTTCTTTCTCTTATCTTCTAAAGCTCCTTCATATTCATCTTCGACTTCTTCGTAATTCGAATCCATAGTAAAACGACTCGAATTCTTAATAGTACCCTTTTCATACCAATCTTCTAATTTCTTAATCATCATTCGCTTCTTTCTTCTTCTCTCTCTTTCCGTCATATTGGCAGAAGAACCAGAAGAAGAAGATGATTTAGGAATTTCCGTTCCAATTTTAGTAAATCCATCCCAAGTTTTCGAAGTATTATTCACGGATTCTGCGGTAGCTTGTCCGACTCCAGAATCGGTAGGTTCTAAATTCACCGATTTCGAAGAATCTTTACCAAATCCGAAAAAATTCCCGAAACTATTGCCTAAACCTCCTATGGTTTTAGATGATTCTTGTGGAACATTCACTGGTTTCACTCCCGATAAATCATTCAATTCTTTTTCTAAATTATCCAATTCATCTAAATCGATTTTCATACTCGCATTCGAGGAAGATCGTTTCTTCTCATTCATTAATAATTCAATTCCACCACCGAAATTTACAGAAGGAGGAGGAGGAACAGAAATTGGTCCTAAATCGTCTAATCCAATATCAATTACTTCCATATTAGTTATTATGTTTAGAATACATTATTTATATTTATATTTACCGCATTCTTAAATAAATATAAATTCAATTAAATTCTCTCTACCTCTTTTTTATTTTTCCAAAGAAACTCCCATTTTTTTCCGTAAATACCAAATTCCTTGTAAAAATGCATCGGCTAAATCATCTTGTTTCTTTGGAAAAGAATCGAAAAAAGCTTTCCAATTCGTAAATCCTGATTTAGGCGATTCTAACCATTCTTTTGTATATTGGATTCCATCTTTTTTATGTTGTTTATAATCTGGATTCTGTATGGATTCTGAATTTTTCTCTTCCGTTTTCCCCTCTTCCGTTTTCTCTTTTCCCGTTTTTTTCTCTTCCGTTTTTCCCTCTTTTTTTTCGCCTAAATATTCTCTCAATTTATTCGAAGAAGAAACAAATTCGATAATGGGAACTTTCTGTAAAATAAATATTTGTGCCAACATTCCTTGAATCGTTCTCATTTTATTAGCAATGGGAGAAATCTGGTTTTCAATGACGACATATTCTATTTCTGCTAAATCTATTTTCGAGAGATGATCTACCATATTTCTCCCAATTTGAATGAAATCGAGAGGTTTTCCTTTTTTCGTTTTCGTTTCATTTTGGAGAGAAGTTAGAACTTTCGTTTTCTTCCATTCTAATATTCTCTCCATCATTTCTTTTTTAGAAGGATTTGGATTTGGATTCGGATTCTGATTCTTGATATTTTTTTCTTGGATATATGTTCGGAGAACATCCACGGATTTCTTTTTCAAAGAAGATTCTTCGAAATCTTTAGAAGGTAGAAGAAAAGAAGAAGTTTTAGCATGTTTTTCACAAAAAAAGAGAGAATCCATAGAATATTTAGCAATTTTACTACATGGTTTTTTGGATTGTAAAGTGCAATTACATGTTTTTTTGTCTGGTAGTTTAGGCACATCTTCTAAAGAGAGATCTATTACATTCCAATCCACAATAGAAATCGCCGAAATATCGAAAATACAATAGGCTAAATTCTTGATTCCTATGTCGAAACTAATGAGTTTAGGCATTCGTTTGAATGGAATGATATTATTTTTCTATATAGATTTGGAGAGAATAGTTTATGTATTTAGGAATATTTTTTTCTACATCGTGTTTGTAAAAAAAATATTTACATAATATATAATCAATAGTAAGATATGGAAGAAATCTATAACAAAGCTAAAGAAGCAGCAATTAACGCGAAACACGCAGCAAAAGGAACTAATCGTACAGATTGTAATCCTATCATACAAAAAATTAAAGAACTAGTGGATGCTATTTCAGAAAAAATTGATGTTGGAGATGAAAAAGGTATTAATATTGCAATTAATAATTTTAAAGCTGATTCTGGATATTTTGAAAAAAATAAGAATAATGAATATCATAAAATTTCAACAACAAATATAAAAATACATAAGCTTTGTCCTGCTATTAATGATGGTACTGTTTTTACACAGTTATATACAACAGCATTACAGGATAAAAACCGTTTGAGTAATGACGAAGATTTAAGTGAAATTTATGAAAATTATAATACAAATGTTTATAGTTTAATTAACAGTTCTAAAATGAAATTTTTTCCACAAGGAGGTCGCCGAAAGTCCAGAAGACACAAACACAAGAAACACAGTAAAAGTAAGAAATCCAGAAAACATAAAAAACACTAATTAATCCACTTCAGATGTTTAAATTATCAATATACCAATATAAAAAAATATTAGTATATTTAACTAATAGAATATATGTCATCGAAACAAGTCCAGAAAATCGACGTAGATCTCTACGATTTCCATCCACATTTCTCTCATGATTATACCGATATTCACGTGACAACCGAATATATCGACCCAAGACATTTTTACGTGGTTATAACCAGATTAGATCAACATAATGGATGGGATGAAACACTGCAAATTCTGATCCATTATCGAGAGAAAGAAACCACGAATATTATCAATGCATTGCCTTCTCCCGATATTCATCAACAAAAAATCAGAATCGAAACCGATTTCGATATTCACCCGTCTCCCAAAGAAATGGAAATACCAGATACATATCGTTTAGCACATAAAGATGCTATTCCCGTGGATAAAATGTCGAAAGAAGAATTCGAAACGAATTTTCAAACGACGATATATACGAGACTCCCCGATAATTTATATGCCGTCGGTTTCATGAATCATCATATTTACATGTATAATGAGAAATTCGGATCTTATTATGAAATCATTCATAGTATCAAATTACTCGCCCGAGTATTTTTTGCAACTTATCCTCCTGAAATCAAATATCATTTTTTGATTTGTGCGAATGATGGATATTTCGAGAGAAATTACCATTCTATCCAACGAACCATTCCTCAAACCATTACAGATGCAGAATATAATGACGGAAAACGTATTGAGAATTTCCCAATGAATGCATATCCGGTATATTACGACAGAAAATGGATATTTGCAATGTCGAATCATATCAATATGCCATTTACCATCGACGTAATTGATCGACATTATTTATATTGTAATTTATATAATTCCTTCCGTTCATTTCATAAAGGAATACCATTTCACCAGAAAATCAATAAAATCGTATTTGCATGTCGTGTAACCAGAAGTAGTAGATATAATTTTTTAAAACCACCGGAAACACATGAATTAACACCCCGACAATATTTTTACAGTGAGAATGTTTCAAAAGAAAATGTGGTTTGTGGAATCGATCAATGGATAGATAGTAAAGAAATGGTGAATTATAAATATATTTTAGACGTAGATGGAAATGCATGTACGTGGGATGCAACCGCATGGAAATTGAAT